CTGTAAAGGACCCCACTTGGTGCTGCCACGCACTTGGTAACCTCCTCAACTGTGGGCTCATCCGAAAGAATCCTCTTTCCGAGTCTACGGTGTGGCATTTCTCGCCTGGAGAACCCTTCCTGAGATCTAAATATTGTCTGGTGTAGACAACATCGGTGAAATCTGATGTTTCTGTGATTTGATTCACATACACACAACACATTACCTGCAGAGTGTAATATCGTGACCAGAGGAATTGCTAACCTCACCAGCGGTGGATAGCATGCTTTCGTCGCTGCTATCAGCTGACCAATGGAAAAAGTCAATATTACATAGGTATCCATCTACCTTCTAATCAGGTAAGACCGTAGTCACTACAGTCCCCCTTCATAGGGGTGGACAGTCCTTGCAATAAGAGGGGCCAGTATACTAGGCTATAATAACCTTCGTAACCGACCCAAACGATCTTGGGTCTCTCGTAAGAGACGAATATGGTACACGATATGGTGGTTGGAGATTATCTCGGTCCACGGCATTATAGATCGTTATATAAGATGCTGTCTACCCTGGTAATTAACCAAGTACGTAGACTTTACACCTATATCCGACTACTTCCCTTAGAATAATCTAAGTCTAATTAGACTGAAAACCTAAGGTTTGCAGTAACCTCTTGGAGGCTCTCTATAACAGGTCCCTTTCAGAAGGGGTTTATACCTGCACCTACAGGGGGATAGTACCCCGTAAGGTGGAATATGGGCTGGGAGTGAACCGGCGCTGAGACAGGCCTGTAGTCATATGATGGGTGCAGGCTTGATAATGGAGCTAGGGCTCCTGCTTTAGCGGAAAAAGCCGCTTCTGCAGACGAGTCTATGCAGTCACTGATCGAGCCCTTGATTGTGGCCGTTGAAGTGTCCAAGGAGGACGACTTCTATTCCCTCTAAGGATACGAAAAGATGGTATACCTCAGATGGGTTAGCCTGATAGTAAGGGGACGATTAGGTGGTGAAGCTCGGTAACGGGCGTTCTACGACCTAGTCCGAAACACTACCATGCGAGTGGAACCTAAGGGTCCAGAAATGGACTACTTATTATTCCAGCATTCGCCTTACATTACAGTTATTTTAAACTCATGCAACATCTCTTCGGATTAGACTTTCTCTTTTTACTAGTATTCACATACTGTATCTTGAGTAGTCCTCTCTTTGAGGAAGCATCAGATAACATGTTCTGTCCGACTCTGCTGTTCTCAGCTGATGAGGGTGGAGCTACTTCTGGTAGTTTCCCGACTAAATCGACTACCCAAGTTGCGGTTGAAACGGAAGGAACGCCTTCGACAAGCGGTACCCCGGAGGATACTATTTCTACTGCTGAGCAACAACGGCTCGCTGAAATTCAGCGAGTGCACGCCATTGAGCCGAGTCTTAGAACTTTGGACCAGTGGAGACTATTAGTCTCACCTGTGCAGGCCCGTAATAAGTTCGTAGTAGTTGATCCTAATGACCCAACTGGGCTTTCATACTTGAATGCTTCAGAGTATGGGAGTTTGTCGCGGACATGCCTGTCTAATGGTATCACCCTTACAGTCATCGGCCGACCTGACACTATCTATCCTAACTTCTTCTCTAGCGCTTCTGCGCACCCCCCACGAAGAGAGGTGTTCAAATTTGCTTTGAGCGTTCTGTTAGGACTTAGTCCTTCAGATCGTAAGAAACAGTTCAGCCCCTTAAAAGGCTTCGCTCGTTTCATGAGTTCGCCGTTCAGATCGGATCCGAGTAAGACGATTAGCGGGGACAATACCCTCACGGTTGAGACTACTATCGAAAGAAAAGTAGGCCCTGGCCGCGAGCGGGTTCTGTTAGAGGGAAACCTCGAAACATCCGTCCAAGAATGGGCCAATATGGTCCATTGGTGGTCGGGTCTCTCGGTCTCTAAAGCTACTAGAAAGGATATTACACTATTTACCGCTCAGTTGAGGGTTATCCTGGTTGAAAATGGAGGAGTCTTTCTTGTAAAATACATGAAAGTTTGTCTCTTCGTGGTAAACGCTTATTTAGCGGGAACCCGTATGAAACATACACGGGACCTGGGGACTCCTGTCGCGCTAAGCGGCGGGTTGCCTTCAATCCTTCCGTGCAATACTCGACGTCTCATTCGCCTAGGTAACATTTCTGTTATCCGGGCATGGACATCTATCCTGAACAGCTATAAAGCTTTCGGGACTCTCCATCCGCAGCCAGACCTCTCGACTATTCAGGCACCTCCTCTAATCGAGGAGCCACCAGATATTCTTTACGTCGCGGGTATGTTCTGGAACTTCTTAGGTTGTCAATTTCGACTTCCCTCAATTCGCTCCCTGCAAGAATCGGCACCATACGCTTCATCGAAGGCGGGTCCCAATGGGGGCCCAGCCTCCTTTAAGGCGTTGGTCGACTTAATTTCTTTCGAAATTCTCTTCCCTTACGGACTTGGAAATCCCCTCTTGGCATGGCTCGAAAGAGCCGGCTTTGAGAGAATGGAAAAATCTGTAAGAGAGGACTTGCAATGGGTTCGTAATGAAGTACTCCCGAAAATTAAGGTCGTAAGAGATGCTACAGGCACAAGGTTCTTCGGGGATCTATTAGGTAGAAATACCAATGGATCTTTGAAGATGTATAACCCCTTCCTTGGTAAACTTTCTCTAAAGTTTGAACCAGCTGGGAAAGTACGAGTCTTTGCCATCGTGGACATTTGGACACAATGGTGTCTAAAACCACTTCATACTTGGATCTTTAAGATCTTACGGGCGCTTCCCTCAGACGCTACATTCGACCAGAATGGACGTTTGCAGGCCTTCGCGGAACGACGACATGGCACCTACTGGTGCTATGATTTGAAAGCCGCTACGGATATGATCCCTAGCCAGCTCTACATTAGAGTCTTAACTCCAGTCATGGGAGCCTACTGGGCAGAAGTATGGATTAATCTCTTGATTACAAGAGACTACCGTGCTCCGTCTGGGGGCTCAGTGAGATACACTCGTGGGCAACCAATGGGTGCACTCTCATCATGGGCCGGTCTTGCGTTGGTTCATCATTTTCTCGTGTTTTGGGCAGCCATTCGGTCTAA